TTAGAAGTGGACGAAAGACTTAACAAGTTGGAGAAAAAGAAATGATAACGATTAAAAGCCCACGATATAGAGATAGAACTGTATTATTAGCAAGATACAGATTACCTTGTGGACAAGACATAAAAGTAAAGATTACAGAGGGTGCTTATAAAGGTATTTATAATGTACCTAATAAAGTAATTTGCCAAAGTCCTATTGAGGGTATGGAAACAAAACAAGGTAAAATAATAGCAATGAGAGCAATACCTCTTGATGCTATGGAAAGGGTTGACTAAATGAAATTACGAAATAAACAGACGAGTGAGATAAGACCAGCAGAAGCAAGAGAAGATGGTATTTATCTATATGATGAAACAACCGAACAATGGTATAAGTATGAGTTAGACCTCTTAGCAAAGTGGTGGGAATATTACGAAGAACCGAAAGAGTATTGGTATATAGCAGAGTTATGTGCAGGGTTGCAGAGAAAGCAAGATACAGATAATGGAGAAGATAGATTTAACAAGCAAATCGGTAACTACTTTGAAACCAAAGAAGAAGCCGAGAAAGCAGTAAAAAAACTCGAGGCTTGGAAACGGCTGAAAGATAAAGGGTTTAGGTTTGGTGGATACGAGATAATTGAAGGTAATATACATTTTATTATAGATTTAAGACCTCTTACGCCCGATGATTTATTCCCAGACCTAGACTTGTTGTTTTCACAGGAGGACGACTAATGGAAGTATGGAAAAAAGGTTGTAGTCAGAGCAACATAACAAGGGTTGTCTTGGGCAAGAGAAAGAAAGCTGGAGGTCTAAGATGGGCATATAATTTCGGAGGTGAAGAATGAGTAGAACAATAAAATTCAGAGTGTGGGATATTCCGAACCAATGCTGGTCAGATTTATTTCATGCTATAACTGAGGATGGTGCATTGTGGCATTTCCCAAATAGTGGACTTGCTGAAAGGGATGACCCAGAGCAATATACTGCCGAACAATACACAGGACTCAAAGATACAAATGGCAAAGAGATATATGAGGGAGATATAGTTAAAGGAAGATGGTGGAGAGCAAAGAACGCAAGGCTGGATACTGATGGAGAAATCAAATTCAATGATGGATGGTTCTATATTAAAGATGACCCTGACGGACAGGATAGACTTGGCGTGCCAATTCATAACTGCTACAACTTGGAGATTATTGGGAACATCCACGAAAACCCAGAGCTGATAGGAGGGAAAAAATGAAAACAACTAAACAACTTCAAAGATGGTTTAATGCGCTCTCACTAGACGATAGGTTGCAAGTTCAAAAGTTTGTGTTAATATTGTATTGTATAGGAGAAGATATATGGACGAGGACAGAAAACTGAATAAATTTGGTAGGCACAATGATGGCAGGTCTAAATTGCCAGAGTACAAGACATGGAAGAATATGAGGAATCGGTGCTATAACCACAACAATAAGAAATTCGGAAGATATGGCGGACGAGGGATATGCGTATGCAAGAGGTGGGATGATTTCTGGGCATTTTATCATGATATGGGAGAAAAACCTCAAGGAATGACACTCGATAGGATTGATGTGAACGGAAATTACGAGCCAGACAATTGTAGATGGGCAGACATTAAGACGCAAAACAATAACAGAACTACTACTATAAAAGTAAAGATTGGAGATAAGGTAAAATCTGTCAAAGAGTGGGCGGATATATATGGTATTTCCGACCTAACTGTCCGAGATAGATTTTATCGAGGATGGGATATTGTGAAAGCATTAACTACACCAGCAGGGAGATATTATGGGAAGGGAAAAACAAAACGCTAACTTGATTCCAGCCTCTGACCCAAAAGGCCACAAGCTCACAGTCGAAGAGCAGTCGATGGGGGGGAAAATTTCTGCCGAGAAAAAGGCAAAAAGAAAAGAGCGTGGCGAAATGTGGCGAGAGTTTGTCAATACTGTGGTCACTAACGAGGAAATGCTCCAAACACTGAAAGAATTAGGTATTGATGAGGATAGCCCTACCTACGAGCAATATATAAGAGCAAAAGTGATGAAGGAGCTACTAGAAAATGCCGATATACAGGATTTGCAAAAACTTGACGATGAATTATACGGGCCGATAGTTCAAAAGCAAAAGATTGAATCAGTAATAACAGCACCGAAGCCACTTGTAGATTTAACAAACCGCACCAAGAATGGTGAATAGTGTGTTATAATAAAATCACCAACAGAACGAAAAACCACCTAAAACTGCGAGGGTGGTTTTTTGTGTTATAATAAACCTATGAACAACGAAGAACCTTTTGCCAACCTTTATTACTTTCGTGTTATTAGTCGGATAGGCGGCACAGAACAATTTTTATATGAGTTAGCCAAAAAATATCATAAATACGATTTAACCGTAATGTATGATGATGGCGACTTTGAGCAAATAATGCGATTAAGAAAACTTGTTAGATGTATCCACCGTGAACCCGGTAGGAAATATTATGCGAAGAAAGCTTTTTACAATTTCAATATTGAGGCTATTGAACAGATTGAAGCCGACGAGCATATTTTTATATGCCATGCTGTATATCAAGAGTTACAATTTGAGCCACCGATTGACCATCCAAAGTTGACAAAAATATTGGGGGTTAGCAAGTACGCCGAAGAACGAATCAAATTGCAGGAGAGCGTGCAAGGAGTAGATAAACCCGTCATACAGTGTTATAATCCCATCACCCTTGAAAAACCTGATAAGGTAGTGCGTATTGTATCAGCTTGCCGGTTGGAAGATAAAACTAAAGGGGGTGAAAGAACGCTAAAGTTAATTGAGGCACTAGACCGCTATTGTGAACGCACGGGCAGGCATTATATATGGACTATTTTTACCAACAGTGTGCGAGGTGATATTGAATCTCCTAACGTAGCTATTATGAAGCCACGGGTAGATGTCAGACCATATATAGCGGATAGTGATTGGCTTGTGCAGGTCAGTAATAATATGGAAACCTATTGTTATTCTATTAATGAGGCACTGGGATATGGTGTCAGAATAGTGAGGACCCCTTTAACAGTGGCCAAAGAGCTTAAAATCCCAAAACAAGCCGAGTTGGTATTAGATTGGGATTGTGGAAATGTAGATGAAATAGCTGAAAAGATATTTGAACCTAAACAAGAATTCGCCTACAATCCACCTAAAGACGGCTGGAACAAGCTTTTAGTCAATGAGCCGAGTAAATATGCCTTTAATCATGAAAAGGTGCTTATAAAGCCAATACGTGCGTATTACGATTTAGAATTACAACGGCATGTATCTGCATGGACAGCACCTTGGGAAGTTAGCGAAGAAAGAGCGAGAGAGTTGGTGCGTAAGAAGCTAGTGCGTGTGATATAATAAAAGAAATTAAGCGAAAGGAAAATATGCCAGTTCATGCAGTTAGAAGCGCAGGGGGAAAAATAATCGGTTGGCAATTCGGAACAACCGGTAAAATATACAAAACTAAAGCCGAAGCCGAAGAACAAGAGCGAGCTATTAGAGCTGCAGGATGGAAAGGCGATGGAACAAATAGCCTTAACAACAGCGACTCGTAGAATTAGAGAAACTTTAGAAGAGCATACGTTTTATAAGGTCATTCAAGGAGGAATGTCCAGCTCTAAAACATTCTCTATTATGATTTTATTAGTAGGATATGCTGAAAGCTACCCTAATTCTTTGATAACTGTAGCCGGTATGACTTATAATCATCTTGCCACTGGCACTATGCGTGATTTTAAGAAGATTATGAAAGGAACAAACCGGTGGGATGATGCCAGCTTTAATAAATCCGCAAAAATATATTCTTTTCCTAATGGTTCACAAATTGAATTTTTATCATGCGATAATATGACCTCCCGAGGTCCAAGACGTGATGTATTATTTGTTAATGAAGCCAATGGGATAAACTATGAAACCTTTGACCAATTAGCTGGACGCACTAGAGATTTTGTCATTTTGGATTATAACCCGAGCGCCAAATTTTGGGCGCATGAAGAACTTGTGGAAAAACAACCGGAACGAACATCGTTTATTGTGCTCACTTACAACGAAAACGAAGCCTTAAGCCAACAAGAGCGAGAAAACATAGAAAGCCGGAAACCGAAAGAGGGTGAAGAACCGAGTAATTGGTGGGTTGTTTATGGATTAGGGCAAATAGGCTCGCTTGAGGGCAATATATACCAAGGTTGGATAGCAGAAGATAAGAAACCAGATGGATTTATTTTGAAGCGTAGAGGAGTAGATTTTGGTTTTTCTAATGACCCTACTGCTGTGGTAGATGTCTACGAAAACGAGAATAAAGAAATATTCGTAGAAACTATGATTTATGAAAAAGGTTTATTAACACCAGAATTGATAGCAAAAATGGAAAAATTAGAACCTACTTTGGCTGTATGTGATAATGCTAGACCAGAGATAATAGCTGAGATGAAACGCTCAGGGTTAAGAGCCATAGCCTGCGATAAAACGGCCGGTGAGAAAATGAACGGCAAGCGCTACAATATTGAGCTAGTCCAGAGAAGAATAGTGCATTATTTAAAATCTGACCAAGATTTAGAAAGAGAATATTTGTCATATGCGTGGAGAAAAAAGCGTTCTACTGGGGAATATTTAGACGAGCCAGAAGATGGCAATGACCACGATTTAGATGCGTTGTCCTATGCTATAAGAGATATGGCAAGACATAGAATAGAGTTTTGACATTATATCTTTGGTGTGATACAATAAGATATATGAAAGTAATAATAATAAGCGACACAAAACAACAATTTAACGGTAAAAATTATTGGAAAGATAAAAGCTCAGGTTATTATAAAAACGCACAAGTAAAACCTCACTCATTACATAGGCAAGTGTGGATATACCATAATGGAAAAATCCCATCAGGATTATTGATTGACCATATAGATAGGAATAAGGACAATAATCAGATTGAGAATTTGCGTTTAGCAACTCAATCAGAAAATAATAAGAATGTCTCAAAAGAAACTATGGAGAAACGCAGACAGAATATGGCTAAAGCTTCTGAAAAGGCAAAAGAATGGCATAAATCGGAAAAAGGTAGAGAATGGCATATAAGACATGGCATTGAAGCGTATAAAAAACGAAAAGCTATTGAAAAAGTATGCGCTCATTGTGGAAAGGTATATTACACTACTAAATATGATGAAAAAGCTAGGTTTTGTGGGCAAAATTGCAAAATGAAAGCTCGTAGGCGTAGATTGGCGGGATTGCCAGAAAATACTGAAAAAATATAAAAACCTATTGACTTTTTATAGCACTTGTGCTAATATGGATACATAAACAAAGGAAACAAAAATGAAAACAAAAATAATAATCGCCACAATACTAGCTATAATTGCCATAGCTTTTTATAATCATCATAAAGACACAGAGCGTGCATTATATGCACAAACTCATAACTGCACTTGGATTATACAAGGTTCGCATGATATTTGCAAATAATGTGCTATAATTGAATTATAGTAAACAGGAGCAAAGAGCATGCTACACTTTAATGGGCTTGAGCCAATAGACTTCAAAGGGAAGTTGTGCGAGCCTAAAATGGATACGGAGAAAAAACTCCGTCTATCACAAGCAAAATTCACAACTGCGGAAGAAATTCGGGAGGCTGATGGCATATTGGCTTCTTGTTTTGATAGCGAGTATGCCAAGCAGTTTATCCGTGAAAAGTTAAGTGCCGATGATAAAATGGTGCTTAAGACCTATTTATGCAACGGTGAAACTGGGCTGAATCGTTTATCTACTGCCACAGATGGAGCTATTGAAAAATACTTAACACGCGCGCTAGATAAGGACGGCAACGATGACTAAAGAGCTTATTTGTGTGTATCAAGATTGCGTGATGTGCGGTGATAGAGGTAAAAAACTAAAACAGATTATAGAAACAAACAATTTGCAAGTAAGGAAAGTATCATTTGCCAGTGATGAAGGCAATAATCTAATTCATACTGCCATATTTGAGCACAATATTAGCACTATGCCATTTTTTACTGATGGGAAGAAGTTTTCTACAAAGATTGAAGATTTTAATGGACAATCCACAAAAAAAGTCCCCGTTATTACGAAAAAATCAAAATCCGTAAAAACGGGTGGAAAGGGAAATAAAAAATGAGATTTATTGATAGAATAAAAGACGCAACGAAAAGAAAAAAAGCACGAGATTTTGCGCAAGAGTTGTCCAATCAATTCTTTTTAAGCCCAATCTGCTCTGATTATGAGAATCTTTTTGCGCAAGTGCGACCTTTAATTGATGAAATGAAATGTATTATGCCTTATGGTGTAACGGATAGAGGCACGAGGCTTGCACCAGCGAAAACACCAGAACTTGAATGGTTGAAAAATCCTAATGATGAGATGGGCTGGAGTGAATTTGCCGATTTAATGTTTGCCACTTGGCTTACTGAAGATGAGCTGGACATTCATCTATGGCGTGATGAGCGTGGTAGGGTGATTGGCTACACCATTATTCCGCCGGAATGTAGGATTTACCTTGGCTATGGGAAGTGGGAATGGCAAGTAATGACTACTGAGGGTATTCAAATTTTAGATGAAGACCAAGTCATGCGTTTGCGATACAGCCGAAGCCCACGCAATATACAAAAAGGTGTATCGCCAGCTTCTGCTGTTAGAGTATGGGCGCAGATTGATGACCTAATTTCACAATATCAGAGGGCATATTTTGAGAATGGTGCTATACCTGCAACCATCACCTTTATTACTGCCAGTTCGTATGAAAAGTATGACCAAACCCGCAAGGAATTAGAGCATAAACTTAAAGGAGTGCATAACAAGAATAAAACCATCTACGCATGGCGACAATTTGACAATGATACTGGAAACAGTGTCGACCAGATTGAAGTTAAGACTATTCAGGGAAACAACAGCACACTAGCCATTAAAGAAATCGTGGATATTGTAAACGATAGACTAAATAAGTCTATTGGCGTATCTAACTTTATTCTTGGCGATGATTCAAGTGCAAAATATGATAATGCTGAGCTTAGCGACCACCAGTTTACGAGGAGGAGAGTTTACCCTGCGTTAGTTAGCTTTTGGAATCAATTCCAGCATGAATTAGAGCGATTGCAGGGCGGTTTAGGCTATGCCATCAGTTTTGATTTAGAAATACCAGAATTAACTGAAAGAACTAAAGCCAAGGCTGAAATTGCTAGAATTAGAGCCGAATCGTTGGTGAATATTATCAGTGCTGGTGCTACTGGTGCAAGCGCAGTTAAGGCGCTGGGGTTGCCTGAATGTTGGCAAAGTGCCGCTAACGACATTTATGCCAAGGGATTAGCTGGAGAATTGTTATCGCCTATCTCTATTGACTATGAGAAGCCCAAAGCAGTAGAGGCGACTATTGATAAAGCAGAGGAAAATGAAAAAAAGGCTGATGTAATGCATGGCCATAATTGCACCTGCCATAAAGACAAATTGCCACCTATGAGCAAAGAAGAAAAAGAATTGTATGAAATGCTTGTAGAACTTGGCGAGTATTTTATTGAAGATAAAGCCGTAGCGATGGACGAAGTAATTGCCAAAATGACCGAGCTATTGGAAGCCGACGCTAAAGATGGAGCTATTGAGGGAACTAAAGGTTTACAAATGTTGGCTGATAAAGAAATAGCCAACGAATTGTTGAAAACAATCAGTAATGGCGAGGTGTATGTTAGCGATGGGTTAAAATCCCGAATTGCTAACAGAGCTACACTATTAGCTAATGGCTACGCAGACTATACGAAAAAAGTGATTGAGAATGCTTTAAGCACGGCACAAGACCTCACTAAAAACGAACGGAAAGCGTTGCTTGAGCAAGCTCTTCCAAGAGAGCGTGCAGAGCTAATTGCGAGGAATGAAACGCTATATGCGATACGCAGTGGAAGACTTGAACAAGACCAAACACTAGCTGAAAAATATGGCTTGAATGTTCGGCTTGTATGGCGCACATCTGGGGATAGTGATGTTTGCGATGTGTGTGCAGCTATGGAAGGCGAAACGGTAGAACTGGGCAAAGCGTTTAATGATACCGTAGAATTAGCAGATGGTGAAACTGTTACTTGGGAACACTCTAGTTGGAATGATGGGGGTAGGATTCCAGACGCACACCCGAATTGCCGGTGTTACTTTGATGAGGAGCTTTACTAATGGGAGCAATAAAAATTAGATGTCCTAAATGTGGCTGGATTTTAGGTGATACCGATAAAAGCGTAGATTGTGTGCTGAATTGCCCGAAATGTAACGCTGTAAAAGTGAAAATGAAAGTTGTAACATTCTCACAATATAATGATTTAATAAGAAAGGAAGAAAACAATGGCTAATCCAAACAATGCAGTTGGAACAAACGGCGCATTCGGCGGTAGAACCTCTGTCAATGCGTTCAATGATAACTTAGCGGCTTACACTGCCGGTATAATGAGCGGATGGGAATGTTCACCGGACTCCGGGCTTACTGTGGTTCTAGGTGGCGATGGCAACACTAGAGATGTGGCGGTTGCTGAAGATAATGCCGGGAATAAAACTACAGTTAATAATATCAGCGGTTCACCTATTTCCGTAACCGTAAATCCTGCGCCAAATTCTAATTCACGGATTGATTCTATCGTAGCATATGTAGATAATCCACCGACCGGAACGGCTACAGCTACGGACAACTATGGGGCTTGTAGTTTAATTGTGGTATCCGGCACGGTATCATCTACCCCTAGTGCTCCAAACGACAGCACTATCCGCACAGCTATCACGGCTGATGGTGGGAGTGGAACTACAGCTTATTATGTTGTATTGGCTAATGTAACCGTGGATAGTGGAACAACGGATTTAACTGCAGATGATATTGTATCCGGGGGAAATGCTGGTATTGGGTCGCAGAATATTGATTTTACGACATTAGAAGGCACAAATGTGATTAGGTTCGGGAATGTCAAAATTATGTGGGGCAGGGTAACAATTCAAAGTGTACCATCCAGCCAAGACAAAACTATAAGTATCACATTCCCAGAAGCGTTTGAGAATGTTCCGAGAGTTGTTGTTACCTGTGCAGGATGGATTGCTATTCGTGCTGTATTCGCAAATGGAACTTCTAAAACAGGTACGCAGATAGGCTGTATGCAAACACAGGGTAGCACATTGGATGTGAATCTTGATTGGGTAGCAATAGGCTAACCGCCTATTCTGACAAGGTTTAGATTTGTTCTATTTTCATCAACATTTTTCTTCAAATGAAGACCGGGAGTGCCTCTATCATCTGGAGTAATCAAAGTGCAAAATGCAAAAATTAACCATTCGCCAGCGTTGTTTGATATTATAGAAAAAACACAATCTGATACATATACGCTAAATACAGATATATCTTCAAGTCCTAGTAGTCGTTCTAGGTGGATTGCTATAAAACTCGGTACTGCTGTTGAAGTAGATTAAACAGTTGGAGTAACCCACTTGCCCGGAATAAAGTAACAGTTTGTTTCCGTAGCAGACAGTCCAGATACAACATCTCCAACATCAATAGGTAACATTATTTGTCCTCTGCTTGCTCTTGCATTGTTTGGATTAGGTGCTTCAGTAGTGTCTGAAAAGACAATTTTATTGTTTATTTTTATTTGTGCAGTATATGCTCCGGAAGTACTGTAACCATAATAGTGTGCCACAATCCACCCAGTTTTTACAGCAGTATAAGAACTTATTTTACCTAAACTTGTCTGATTAGAGTAATCCGGCATCCATATTTTTAATGTCGTAAAATCAATATTAGCCGACTTGTGCTATAATATAATTATTAATAATTAACAAGGAGTAATTATGTCTAAAGGTAAAATAATAACCTTTGTCGGCTTAATCATCATAGCCATTGTGTCAACGATTTTAGGGGTGTCGTTGAACGTGCATGTAGATGATGAAGTATTAGAGGCTGTGATTGAATATAGTGAAGAATCAATACCGGCTACCATAACAATCAGTGATTCTAAGATTGAGGGAGTAGAAACTGGTCAAGGAGAAGTGGGAGAAGAAGCTACTGTTGAAACAGTAGATGGCGATTCTGTGCCTACTGTAGAGGCTGTTGAAGCTAACGGACCAGTAACAGAGGTGAATAATGAAGAATGCCCTGAAGGTGAAGAATGTGGTAGAGGGGCTACTTATCCACAACTTAATATCTCATCACCGGAAGCTTTCGCGAATGATACATTGGGAAAATGTATTGACGTAGATGGCTATTATGGCGCCCAGTGCTGGGATTTGATGGCCGCTTTTTGGTATAACTATACTGGACGGACTTTATCCACTTGTGGAACCGGAGCCGCTAAAGGTGCAATTGCAGATGGGTGTTGGCAAATAAATGCCGGTGACGAGTTCACAATGATTTGGGATAGAACAAAAATACAAGCTGGTGATATTGCGTTTTATAGCACTGGGACTTGGGGTCATACTGGTATGGCTATGGGGTCATTTAATAACGGTTATTTCACGCTTTTAGGACAAAATCAAGGTGGAAAGGCTTGCGCTGGTGGTGGCTCTGCTACGAATATAATCAACTTATCTACTCGTGATTTTATCGGTGCATTCCGTCCTAATATTTATATTAAGCCCGAACCAGCACCTGAACCGGAACCAGAACCAGCACCAGTGGTAGATTTATGCAAAGTGCGTGAAGTAGTAAAAGGCGACACTTTGGGAAAAATAATGCAAGAATGCACAGGCGAGGTGAAATGGGGAGAAGCGATGAACGAATATGCTCGCCACTGGTATTCCTTAAAATTTAAGAAGTATTTAACAGTTTATGATGGATGGGCTTCAGTCAACGGCGTGGGGCTGTTTGCAGGCGATACGATAGAATATCACGCTAATTAGTTTGCTCTTTTCGCACCTTAACCCCCCTTAAATAATTTTCAAATTCTCACACACCAATAAACTCAGAGACATAAAAATATCTTCCAACTTATATACCACCAGCCAAAGGAAAGAGCGAGGCTGGTGGTTCTAAAATCGTGAGTGCTGGACTAAGAGCGCCGTAGTCCAGCCCCTACGGTTTTAGCCCGTAGAAGCACCTTAAAACTCGCATAATAGCCAAAGGGGGTGATTATATGGCTAAGAAGAAAAAGAAGCGTCAGAAGCGCAATACAAAGCCTAGACGGGTAAATTATAATGGAGTTGATAAACACCATATATGCTGGACTAGACGGAGTTGGAATAGTGGCTATGTGATGGAATTAAGACTGCACCCATATTGTGTGGTGCTTATTCCTAGGGATACACTTCATCACCTTATACACTCTGAAATGAAGTGCATACCGCCACCTAGTAACCGTAATGCCAAAACTGCGTTATTCCACTTGAATATTTTATCCCAAGCAGGGGCCATAAGTTATGATGACCCTATTGAAAAAAGGCTTAAAATACTGATTGCGTTGTTTGATTGTATAGAACAACCTACTGCTGACGCATTTAGAGAACAATTAAGAATTGTATGCGAGTATAAAAACCCCCTTTAATTAGGGGGTTTACTTTTATTTTTTTATTTAATGTCGTAAAATGTTGTTTTTTAGACTTTTGTGCTATAATTAAAATATGAAGTTCTACGATGCACAAGTGCTTAAAGACGCTAAAAGCTCGGAAGAGCGTCGTTTTCGGAACATTCTTGCTAATTCTGGACAAATTATGGAATCGGGGGAGGTTCGCGATTTAGCGAACTTGTATGTTATGGGCAGAGATGGCAAGCTAGTTGCGATTAAGGCACTAAACACCAACCCAGATAAACAAACCGAGGAATATACCGTCAAGGCACAAGCCGACCACGGTGAAATTGTAGATGGTGAACTAGTTGACACCATTGAAAAACAATTTGGTTCGTGCAAAGTGTGGTTAGAAGAAGATGGCTTGCACGCACGAATGTATTTTGCAAATGATGACCGTTTAGCCGACCATGCTTGGGCTATATCAGAAGACGCTAGTTATTCTACTGGTATTGACTGGTATCCTGATGGTTATTATGGTGCTGGACAAGAAATTGATGAGCCTATTGGAATTTTACGGGAGATTTCAATGGTATTGACTGGTAACGACCCCCGTGCTAAAACTATTGACCATAAAGAAGTGGAAGCGACAAGGGCTATGGGTAGCGAAGTTGTGGAAACTGAAGATGGTAATATCAACTCTAATAAAGGAGAAGAAATGGGTAAAACCAAAGATGAACTCACTCCAGATGAAAATGGAGCGATGAAGCAAAGGTTAGCCGAAGATGTGGTTAGCAAGCTTGCTGAAATCGTGGACGAGTTTACTACTAAAGCTCCGGAAAGTGAAACCGAACCGACTGCTCGCGATGAAAAAGACGAAGTTAAAGAGGTGGAGGAAGAAACTAAGGACGCTGAAGAAACCGCAGAAGCTCCTGCTGAAGCTCCGGCTAAAAAGAAAGATACTGTGGTGCATAATATTAACATTTATACGAGGGACAAAGTCGTGAAAAACGAAACTCCAGTTGTATCCAAGGATGCAAAAGCAGAGGCTAAGAACTTCCGTGCGAATGCCATTCGGGACGCTTTGAAAGCCTCAAATTTCAAGTTTGACTCTACTTTTGAAAGAGTCTTTGCCGAAAAGACCAAAGACGCTGTTACTGGTCTTGGCACTCCGCTCAACATTACCAATATGTTTAGCGAGATGATGGAACACAATGATGGAATTTTGAGCTACATTTTCCACATTGGCGGTGCTAATGGTCGTGGTATTCGTAACAACGCTTTAGCTGGCACTGCTGACTATGGCAACGAAGCACAAGGTCATAAGAAAGGCGACAACAAGGTTGACCAGACTATCACTGACACCATTCGTGTTGCCTATGACAAGATGATTTACAAGAGCCTCGCTCTTGACGCGATGGAAATCTACGAGAATCCAGAACTCATTGAATTCCGTTCTCGTGAATTACTTGACCAGATTCTATTATCGATTGAAAGAGCTATCTTTATTGGTGATGGTCGTTCTGCGCCTAGTGGCAGTGACCCTGACCTACGGATGTTTGATTCAAGCACCAATACTGGTCTATTCCCAATCAGCGCAGACTGTGCCGCTCAGAGTGGCTATGGTTCGCTTGTAGCTACCACTTATAGTGTAAACGCTGGCGACAACCTCTATGATGGTGTTGTAGGCGCAAGACAGTGGATTCGCTCTGAAGGCGAGCAGATTCTCGTTGTAAAGCCGTCTGTATTGACTGCCGCTTTCCAAGCACGAATCTACAACCGCTACCTCATTGAGCCGGGTGCTTCTGCTGAAGACATCTTCCGTGTTGCACGGGTGTTCGCACCTATGTGGATGGAATATGATAACACTAACGACGCTTACTTGCTCGTTAAGAATGGTTACACCACCACTGGTGAGAGGAACCCCCGTGTGTATCCGTTCTTTGATGTTCACACCAACCAGAACATTCTGTTGAACGAAATGCCAATTGCTGGAACTTTGACCAAATACAAATCTGCTGTTGCTATTAACGGTTTGGGTTCAACCAGCGCTTAATTAGGAGAAAAAAATGGAGTTAGCCGATTATAATCTATATACTGGACAGAATGTTTGTTATTCTGATGAGCAGTGGAGTACAGTTGTTAATATAGCCGAAATTCGGCTGGCTTCCCTCCTATGCCTTGAAACTTTCCCGGAGCTAGATGAAACTAACCAAGATTTAGCATTACTGTTGGCGAGTTTTATTTGTGCAACGCTAAAGTTTCAGGGCGCACCGGACATAATTGAATCAAAGAGTGTTCGGAACTTTACGATTAACTTTAACAATAGTGCCACCAACGCTTTTGAACAAATCTACAACCAATACCGTGATATTATTGAAAAATACAATAATTGCGGTAACAAGACCGGAATCAAGGTAGAACATTCTGTGTGTCACTGTGAATTGTGGAACAATGGATATCTCAATTTTTAGCGCATTCCCTAATGCCATCATAAACGGAATATGGGAGATTGGAACTTGTCAGCATGGCACCGTAGTGGGCAATCAGTTTACGAGCCTAGGGAACATATCTGTAATTATAGATGAGGGGTATAATTCCAATATCAATGTTACACCTGAAACAATTGGCTCGGACTTGCTGATTTATGTTGACCCGTGCCAAATGCCGAAAGAAGTGAATCAGTTGCTTAATACGAGCCAAGTTGTAGTGCAATTAGTGACAAATTATATGCTATATAATAGCGCAGAAGATACATATTACATGATTACGGACGCTGGAGTAGGCAAAAACCAGCATACTGGAGCGATAGAACACCTAGAATTGAAAGTTACGCCTACGGAGATTGCGGATGTCTGATGTGGTGCGTGTGTCTATGAAATGGGACAACGCCAAACTATCACTTGCAAACAAAAACGCAGTCAAGGGTCTTTTCAGATTAGGGTTTGATATAGCGAGTCAAGCTAGAAGAAATGCGCCATATTTAACTGGAGCCTTGCGTAATACTATCCATGTGCAAGAAACTAAAGATGAAACAACACTGGAAGTGATTGCGGGCGGAACCTATGCTGGCTATAAAGTAGATTATGCGATGAAACGAGAAGAAGGACCAAACCGAGATTCTAGCACCGAGCATTATATGGAAAATGCTACAAGGACTATTATGTCGGGAGATTATTTGCAAAAATACTTTGGAGATATACTTTAATGATTACATTAGCTATACTAGAACAGATGACCGCCGATAATGTCGCTGGGCTTGTGATAGATAAGAACTGTTTTTGGGAACAAGCACCATTACAAGCCGATGGGAAGCCTGCAAGTGGTGTATGGCTAGTGACTAGGGGCGGAAGTGCTATGAACTCTCCTAAGGGCCTTAATTTGCGTTCTACGGTAGATTTTTATGTGGCTTTAGCCAATAAGCCTAAAACCGAAGCCGTTCACCAAGCTATTCTACAATGGATTTTAGAAAATCCGTGTATTTGTGAATTGGTCGGAAGCGTTGGTGGCACTAGTTATTCGTTTACTAACATTCGGATTAGACCTACCACTACTCCACAGAATGTGATGATTACGAATAATAATTTAGTTGTAAAGATTGCCAGCGCTGAGCTGGTTTATGACATTAACAATAATTGAAAGGGTTAAAATGATTCAGAATATTACACAGCTTAGGCGAGTAGTATTCCGCAAGTGGAGTGCTTCCACTAATACTTGGGATGTTTTCACGCTTGAAGCTGATGACTTGGGTCAAGACACTGTGATGACGCTGAATGTAGCACCACGCAAGCGCACTAGAGCTTCTAGCATGGGTTCTACTGAATCCACTATCGCTGGAACTTTTGATAGCTTTTCCGGTTCTATCACTTTCTTAATGGATACCTTTAAGAATTTAGGTCAAGCCATTCAGAAGTGGAACGAGGCTACCTATGCCGGTGCAAGTGCTACTGCTGGGAATATCATTTGGGATGGAACTGATATTTGCACAGAGGGTGAATACATGTCAGTAATCGCACAGGGTCTTTGTGATGATGGTTCATCTGCCGATGTAGAACTTACCCGGTGCGTGCCTAGTGTAGATGATGAAATTGAGATTGGCACTGGTGATACACCTACTATTACGCTTAATCTCCACCCAATCATCTATAATGCTGCGCTTCATAGCGCTGATGGTTATCCACAGTATAGCGCACGGCTTGGCGATTATGATTTAACCACCAAGAAGCGCCTAAATGTAACGACTGGTGCTTATGATACGGTAACA